CGCCTATGCGGTCCCGGCCGGCGTGGTCGTCTCGGTCATGCTCAGACGTCCGCGGTGGTGTAGTCGATCGGCTTGACGTCGGAGTCGCGCAGCGTGTGGGTCGCCACGTAACCCCAGATCGCCATGTCGATCGACTTGACCTGATACTCGAAGGTGAACCGCTTGGGCGCGCTCGCCCATGCCCACACCGAGGAGGGCACGAACGAGTAGGACAGCGCCGCGTTGCCGGCACCGAGCGCCCAGGCCGGGCGGATCCGCTGCGAACCCACCATGACCTCGTCATAGGTGCCCGACGTCGAGCCCTCGGCGTTGGTGCTCGCGCCGACCGGGAACAGCGGCCGACCCTGCCCGTCGACCGCGTCGACCAGCGCCGGGTAGAGCGTGCCGTCCGCGGCGAACGCCGAGAACCGGTGACCGCCGCGGGTGAACTGGAGCCCGGCAAAGTACGCCTTCAGTGCCGATGCCAGCGCGGCGTCGGTGGCGCCCGCCAGGTTCAGCTCGGCGGTCGGCGTGGCGGCCAGCTCCGCGGCCACCTTGGCCTCAAGCGCCTCGTAGTAGGCGTTCAGCATTTCGCCCCAGATGAGTTGGTCAGCCTGCGGCGAGCCGCCGGCGTCCATCACCTCGCGGTTGATCTCGACCTTGCCGGAGACCGGCGCCGGCGTGACCGTCGTGCTGGTCGCGGTGAACGAGCCCGGCGTGGGCTCGACACCCTCGGTGTGGTCGCCGACCAGGCCGGCCGCGCTCGCGAACTTCGGCACCGTAAACGGCGTCTTGTCGGTCAGGTCGCCGGTCGAGACCAGTTCCCACAGCGGCCGCGTGAACGTCAGGTTCGGCACGTACAGCTCGGGACGGTTCTTGGTCGGGTTCAGGGTGCCAACGTTGCCGCTGCTCACGGCGAAGGCGGCGTCCATGAATCCCTCGACCCGCTGCCGGGCCTCGGTGTCGCCACCGGCCATCGCGCGAATGTCCGCGGAGAACGAATGTGCGCCGGGGGTGCCGTCGAATCGGTAGGGCAGCTCCTCGCGGACGGACTCGACCTGACCGCCGGCGCCGATGATCTCGCGGGCCTGCGGATTCTGGAGCTGCTCGAACGCGGCCGCGAATCCGCCGCTGATCGCGTCGGTCAGTCCGGCGGCGATCGCCTCGAAGTCGAGCCCGGTCGGGTTGTCGTCCTCGCTGGTGCGGGTCGTGCTGTTGGCCGCGGTCTCCTTCTCGACCAGGCGGGTGAACTCCAGCCGCTCGGTCGCGGTGAACGTGGCCTCGCCCTTCTGCCGCAGCTCGGCCAGGCGTGCCCTCTCTTCGGGTGTCATGCGTGTGTTTCCTTTCATCGGGGCGGCCGATGCGGCCACGGAGTGAACTCGGGCGTCGTCGAACGACGGCGCGGGGGTCAGTGAGGTTTCCATCAGCGGCGCTGTCACGGCGTGGTTGACGCCGTCCTTCAGCCGGTACTTGCCGCCCTCGGCGACGCCGATGCTGAAGCCATCCCAGACGCCGTCCTCGGCCATGCTCAGCGCCTCATCGCCGAGCGCGCCGCGGGCCACCTTGAACGCGCCATAGAGACCGTCGTCGCGGTCGTCCAGCTCCAGCGCGTAACCGGTCGCCCGGTTCGGGTCGTGCTGGATCCAGAGCTTGACCCGCTTCGGGTCGGCGTACTGGAGCGTGCCCTTGCTGAACTGCCAGAGCTGACCCATCGAACGAGCCGGGATCCCGTAGGGAACCAACAGCCCGCGGATCACCCGGCGCTCCCGGTCCACGGAGAACTCGGCCCCGCCGGTCGGGGCATCCAGGCGCAGCTCGGGCGCGTCGGCGTCGAACGTCTCGCCGACCACGCGCAGCGATGCCGCCGGCGCGTCAGCCGGTTCTGCGGGTGCGGCGCTCGACGTGCTCTGCGATGCGGGCTCGTTCACGGTCGGGTTCCCCTCTTGCTCGGCGATCTGCTCGGGCGTGATGGCGCCGACCCTCAGCCCGACCTCGTACGCGGCGTAACGGGTGGACGGGTCGGACAGCAGCAGGTCGGTCAGGTTCAGCCGCGCGAGGTAGCCGCGCGGACAGACGTCGTTCATCGAAAGCCGGTCCTGAACCGCGCGATAGAACTGGCCCAGGGTGAAGTCGGTAAAGGACTTGCGCCGGTCAAACTGGTTGGCGTAGGTGCGCGACGTGGTCGAGACGCCCAGCTCCTCGGGGTCGACGCCGGCATGCCGAGCGATCTCCAGAACCTGCTCTTGCCGAGCCTCGCCCAGCAGCAGATCCTTCGGGCTCCAGCCGTCCCGGTTGTACTTCGCCCACTCCGGCACAAAGCCGGTCGTGCGGGTCCGGCGCGCGTCCTTCCAGGTGTTCAGGAAGTCAATGACCTCGGCCTGTGTCGGCGGCGCGACCTCGCCGTCCTTGGGCTCGAACCAGTCCAACATCGGCGTACCGTCGACCATGTCGGAGTGCGCGGCGTCGAGCAGCAGATGGGTTCGGATCGCACGGGCCGCGGACGTCAGCAGCCCCTCGGTCGGGGAGTCGAACCGGATCACCTCGGCATCGGGAACCGGGCGACCCTTCCAGCGCACGACGCCGTCGACCACGCCGACCTCGCGCGGGTGCATCCGCTCGACGTACGTCGGGTAACCGTGCCAGCCGAAGTCGGTCACATGCCACCAGGCGATCTGCTCGAAGAACAGATCCTCGAACAGCCGGACCATCGTCACCGACCGCGGCACGTTCCGCTCGGGCTGGTCGAGCAGCGTCAGCCCCGACTTGGCCGGGTCGACAGTGCGCTTGTCCGGGCCGACGAATCCCCAGGGCAGACCGCCCAGAGTGCCGGGGACCAGGTCGCGCGAGCGCTTCACGGCGCCGACCTGGATCGCGGTACGGCGGTCGATCCGCGGCGCCGGCGCGGTCGGCGTCGCGTACGACGTCAGCCCGAACACCGCCGGGTCAATCGAATCAACGTCGATCGCGAACGATGCCGCCGCGGTGGCGCTTGCCTGCGTCATGGCGTCGACCGTGCTGGTCAGATCGAAGATGCGCTTCCAGAAACCCACGCGCCACACAATGCCGCATTGCGTCATCTTTCCGCATTGCGACACGCCCGGCGTGTTGCGTCACTTGGTGGGCAGCAGCATCCCGGTCGCGCCGGCGCGGCGCCGCTTGCGCGCGGGCGTCGCGGCCCAGACCAGCGCCTTGACCGCATCGGCCCGGCCGGTGCTGACCACCCGCGGACCATCGGCCCCGGTGACGATCCGCACCGCCAGCACCTGATCGGTCAGGTGGTCGGACTCGTCGCTCTGCGGCTCGAACCGGAGCGCGTCCTCGGCCATCAGCCGGGCCAGCTCGGCGGCCGCGGCCCCGGCTCGTCCCTCGGCCTTGCGGACCCGGATGCCCTTCAGGGCAGGATCGTCGGCGAGCGACTTGCCGACCGCGACGGTGCCGCGGAACCCGGACGCGCGCAGCACCTTGACCGCGGCCGCCAGGTCGGCGTGGTCGGTCACCGCGGCCAGTGCGCGCCGCTGGTCGTCAGACCACGACAGGGCCAGTGAGACGCCGGCCTTGAACCAGGACTCGATCGCCGCGCCGACCGGCGCGGTGTCGCGCTCGATCGCGACGGCCAGCGGCGTCCAGGTGTGCTCGGTGGCGATCGGCTCGCCGCGCTGCGCGTCGGGCGGACGGATCGGCCAGACGTTCAGGTACTGCGCGACGAACCCGGCCATCGGGTCCGGGTCGTCGGCCTGCGGGTCGACCTCGCCGGCGAGCGCGGCCGCGTACTTCTTCTCGATCAGGATCCGCCGAGCCTGCGACCAGTGCGGCGACGCGGCCCGCCAGACCTCCGGGTCGGCCGGGTTGGAGCCGTGCGGCGCGGCCCAGATCAGGATCAGCTTGCCGGCCTCGGGCTCGGCCGCGGTGATCCCGGCGACGATCTTGCCGCGCATCAGCGACGTTGCCCGGCGGTGCGCGGTCGACGTCAGGTGAACCTGCGCGGACTGGCGCTCCAGGGCCGCGGGCTCGAGCCCCTCGGTGACGGTGTCGGGCTTGACCTTCCAGCCCTCATCGACCAGCCCCAGCGTCACGTCGTACCCGTAGACCGCGTCCTGACTCTTCACCATCCAGCGGTCATCGTCGGGAGTCTCGATCGCTTCCTTGCCGTTGGCGACCACGACGCCCCAGCCGGCCACGTCACGCGCCCAGCGCCACGCGCCGCGCTGGATCTCCCGACAGATCGGGATATCGGAGCCGGTGTGGATCACGGTCTGTTGCTCGCCGAACAGCGCGCGCCCATGCTTGAGCCGCCACAGCGCTACGCCGCGCAGGCGGACGCTCTTGCCCGACCGGCGCGGTGCGGACTCCAGGATTTCCTCGTGACACAGCGACCCGTCCGCGCGGTGTTCGAGCTGCCGCGTGACCGCGAGCCGCTGCCACCAGCGGAGCTGCTTGCGCTCGGCCTGCTCGATCCACTCGACCGCGGTCAGGTCGCAGCACTCGCACGGCTCGGCGGCGTAGGACCCGACCGCGTCGGCCGGGACCGGCGTCATGTACAGCGGCGGGGACGCATCGGCCGGAACCTCGGCAAACTCCTCGGTCCAGGCGTGCTCGCGCATGGCGTCGGGCGACCAGATGAGATCCGGTCTGGTCTCGATTGGCTCCCCTGTGGCGGGGAGAGAGACGGGAAGG